TGGGCAACCAGATCTATCAGTGCCCATGATGCCTGCTAGAAAAGAATACGTAAATTTAGAAGAAGCGGGTGCAAGTTCCTCTGGTAACGTAGGTGGTGCTAGTCCTAATGGTGATCCTGGCACAACTCAGAAGTTTAATCAAGGTGGCGTAGTTCCTAGTGGTAAACCTGTAGCACAGAATAATAAACAATCATTTGCACCTCAAGATAAACCATCAACAAAATCACTAGCAGAGACTGGTTTTGACGATACAATTGAAAAAAATATCTCTAATAAATTAGAAACTGATTTCAAGATAGATGATAGACTTAAGAAAGCATTTGGTGCTAGTCTTGCCTTACCAATCAAGGCAGCAGCTGCAGGGTTAGCAGGGTTGTTATCTAAGATTCCACCAATCAGTCCTGAGTTTTTAAGCAACGTTGGAAATTTTGTTACTAAAATTGGCACCTCTCTAGGTATTTTTAATCAGAGAAGTAGCAGTGATCAGTCTAGCACCACAGAGTCACAAGGTAATAATTTGTGGAGTCAAGTAAGTAATTTCTTTGGTGTAAAAAATAATGGAGAGGGTGAAAAGAAAGAAACTCCCATGGGTAAAGGTGGAAGCACTCACAAAGTACACAACATAGGTGGTGGATATGGTGGTGGTCAAGCTGGATTGATTCCTACTATTGCAAATTTCTTTGGATTAGCAAAGGATAAAGATCATAAGGTTTCTGGTAAAACAATGATGGGTGGTGTCGTCAATAGTTTACAACAGAGAAGAAGATTGATAGAAGCATTTGGTGATGGAAGCATGCCTACGTACGGAGTTAATCAAGGTGGTACGTTCGGTGGGTTCACAGATATTATGAATCAAATGTCCTCTACTATGAATACCATTCAAAGTAGTGGTAGTTTTCAGGATATCAGTAAGAATTTAGTTACTAATATGCAGAATATAGCTACAACAACTAACCCACAGAGTATGATAACTGATTTAACTAACACTGTGCTTAACGAAAGCAATCAGTTAATGAGTGAAAATGTTGATATGGGTGCAATAAAAGATTCACTTTCTTCTATTGCAAAGAAAGCAGGTGCAGCTATACCCAACTTAGACATGGAAAGTGGTGGTTCGATGGCAATATCCATTGTAAAAAAATCACCATTCTTTACAGAATACGCTAATACAGCTCAGTTCTCATGAAAGCAGAAAGTAATTTTACCTTAAATAGTTTGATAATAGGTGTCGATGGACAGGATCGTAACATTGATATCAAAAAAGTAATATCTTTGGTGTATATTGAAGATATAAAGAGTGCATCAGTTCAAGTTTTTATATCATTAACAGACACTGCAGAAGGTGAGTTGTCTAGATTAGTTGGTATGGAACCAGTATTTCTTAACTATGAAGACGCAGATAAAAATAATGGATTTAATGGCAATTTGATGGTTTTTGATGTACAAAACAGAGAGATATCAAACAACCAAAGTAAAGTTACGATATGCTGTTGTAACCCTGATTTAATTAATAATGCAGCTGCAAAAATTTCTCGTAGATTTGGTGCAGGTGGAGGTAAAACTATAGACAAAATAGTTAAAGAGGATATACTTGAGGGTATCTTAGGAACTACTAATGATATTGATGCTCGTAAGACTAAAAATACATTCTCTTTTGTATCTCCATATTGGTCACCATTTACAATGATCAATTACTTGGCATCTAAATCTATACCTGCAAAAAGTAAAAGTTCTGAAAATGCTAGTGCAGGTTATGCATTTTATGAAAATGCTAATGGGTATCATTTTAGATCCTATGATAGTTTTTGTGACGATAAGTTTACTTTCAAAGTTATTGTTGGATATGAATCTCCTAAAGAGGCAAAACCAGAACCAGATATTATAGAAGTAAGCAGCATGAACGTTGCAGAAAGTGGTGATGTGTTGATGGGATTGAATATAGGTTCATTCAATAGTAAGGTAATGACTTTTGATATGAAGGACATGGGTTATCAGGAATATGATTTTAACATCCATAAATATTACGACAGTGTTCCAAAATTAAATGGAGATGTTAAACTTCCAAAATATTTTGAAAAATTTAAAAAGAACACAGTTCCTACTAGAATTATGTCTAAAGTTATAGATACTGCACTCTATACAGAAGGTACATTTACACAAGACATCACAAAACTATTATCACAATCAAGTTTAAGAGAAAAATTATTTTACAATAAAAAAGTTGAAATATCATTTACAGGAACTTTAGCACCTAAAGTAGGAGACCTTGTAGAACTTAGCAGTTTTACAGGCAAAACCAGAGAATTGGATACAGCAAATAGTGGTATATATGTAATAGGTAGAATTGAAAGAGAATATATAGCTAGCACTGATCGTATGACAACTAATATGGTATTATATACTGATAGTGCAGGTGATGTTGAAACAACAACACAAACTTTTGATGCAAATTCAAATAAACTAGTTAAGTAATGTTAGAATCAACCGCTAATTTTATAGGAAAAGACGGGTTCAACTGGTGGGTTGGACAAGTTGAGAATACTGGTGCGGGTACAAAAGAATTTCCAGATGATAAAGATGAAACTAACAAGGTTAAAGTTAGAATTTTAGGTTATCACAATCCGAGCAGAAAAGAATTAACTAGTTACGATCTACCATGGGCAACTGTTATGATGCCCAACACTGCAGCTCAAAGATCTGGTATTGGTATGAATCACCAACTCCAAGTCAATGGTTGGGTAGTTGGATTTTTCATGGATGGTGCGTCTGCACAAATTCCTATTGTCATGGGAACCATTGGTGACGAAAATCCAGATGGTGCATACAAAGTAGATAATGATGAAGATGAACCATTTCCAAAATTGGTTGCTGAGGATTACACTCCAGATGTTCATGGTGGTCAAGGAAGTGGTTCACATAGTACAGGATCTAATGTCAAAAAAGATTCCAAAACTGGATTACTTACAAATATTGAAGAAGAGAATACTAATGGAGAGGGTGAATCTTCTACTAGCACTGTTAATTTTAGACCTAAAACAGGAGAGGCAATTAGTGTTCTCGGTAATTACGTAGAGAAAGATAAGTGCTTTACTGTACACATGGGTAATGGTGTTGTTGGATCTGAATCAACTGTTAAGGTAGAGGGTGTAATTACAGATTTCATGAAGTTTGCCCGTAACATCGAGACAAACCCCGTTGGTGAATTTATTGATAAGACAACAGGTGATGTCATGGATGTTGCCTTTGAAGTAAAAAACACTGGACTTAGGATCAGAAAAAAATTAAATGGCATAACAAAGAATATAAAAGGTGTAGCATTAACAAAAGCTAATGACCTTGTTCGTGATCAATTAGATAAAATTGCAATACCAGATCCAAAATTAGCATTACCAATAGAAGGGACTTTAGATGGTCTTACAAAAACTGTTAATTGTTTGTTTGATACTCTACTTGATGATGTAAAAGATTTCATCGAGGGTCTACTCAATGATTTGTTTGAGAAAGCACTTGATAGTGCACTATGTCTAGTGCAAGATATTCTTGGTGGCATCATGAATAAATTGATGGACAAGATCAACTCAGCATTGAGTGAAATAACAGGTATAGTAGAAGCAATTAAAGGTTCTATGGATATGATTGAAGGGTTGATAAAAAACACTGCTGATCTTCTCGATCTATTTTGTGATGGTGAGTTATCAGGTGCAGTTAAATCAACTGTATATGAAACATGCCACGGACCTAAAGCAAAAGGTAGAGATAAATCAAAAGGCGAGACGAGTCAATTCCCAATCAAACCTCCTAATGGATTTACAGCTATCACTGGTAAACTTAAAAATGGTTTCTCAGCTGGTACATTCTTAGGACAACAAATGCTGTTTAATGCTAAGACTGGTGCTATGGTTCCTCTTGCAGGTAATAAGGTTGGTTTTGATGCAAAAGATTTTGATACTAGAGGACCTATAGCAAAATTTGAGGACATGAACTTCAGTGTTGATGGTAAGATACCATCAGCAAGTTTGAATTGTTCTAACTCTGTATTCAATAAGAAACCATGCTTCCCAGAGATAGTTTGGGATAATTTAGAATCTAGTGCCCCTGTAAAAGCATTACCTATCGTTGATAAAATTGGTGCAATTCTTGGTGTCTGGACAAGAAAGAAAGGTAAGAATGTTCCGTTGGAAGCACAGGCACGTGCTCAATTTACATGTAATGAACCCGAAGGTGGTGGTGCTACATTCAAACCAAACATTAAAGATGGAAAGATTGAATCTATCGCTGTAACAAACACAGGTATAGGATATGGATTTGATCCTGCTGAAACATTTTGCCCTAACGAACAATGGAACTACGTTGTTTCAAGAGGTGGACTCGGAAACGTTATTGATGGTGAATTAATATACCTAGTATCCTATGCAGATGGTACAGAAGATACTACAAATCCAGACGTGATGCAGGTTGTTGACGTTGAATACTCTGATACTCAAATCTTGATTGCAACTATTGATAAATCATTTGAACCAAATGTACAAGTTGGTATGCAGTTAAAGACGCAAGCAGGAACGATATTTACACTTAACTATAGCGATAAGTTTCCTGATCTAGTAGTTCCTCCCGATGCTAAGGCAGTGTATGCTAGTTGTGGCGATCTCATACCTATTGTTCAAGAGATACAAACTATCAATGTTGGTAAGAATTATAAACAACCCATCATAACCATTGGTAGTGGTAAAGATGAAAAACAAATTGGTAAAGCTGATGTCGATGAAAAGGGACAAATTGTTAAACCAATAATTACAGAAACAGTTCTTGGTTTTGCTAATCCAGTAGTTAAGGACACTAATGGTGGTACAGGTGGTGGTGCTGTAGTTGCTCTTACATATCAGTTCTCAGGACCTATCAAAGTCGAGGAAATATTAACCAAGTTGCCAACATCACAAACATACATAGATTGCGTAGGGCATCCTATGATGAAAACCATTGATCCAAATGAGGAGACTGCTCAGTTGACTACACAACAAACTATTATACAAAGTACACAAGAAACAATACAAGAGACTACACAAGAAACCACGCAACAAACACAACAAACACAGCAGACACAACAGAATACACAACAAAACAATCAACAGCAACAACAGCAGCAACAACAATATACTCCACCACCACAAAACAATCCACCTAATCAAGGTGGTTATGGAGGTTACTAATGAGTTTATCTAGATTCAGCGGTGGGTCAGAAACTTCTAACAACACCCCAGACAATCCAATAATGTGGCCGCACAATTTTGTGCAGTCAACCTCATGTGGTCATTTCTTAGAAATGAATAACACCACTAATGGGCAGAGAGTGAGACTAGTTCATGGTAAGACTAGGAACTACATTGACATGGATGTCAAAAAGAATACTCAGATTAAATCCCATCAAGATTTTATTGTAAGATCTGATAGGAATACAGTATTTGAAGTTGGTAAGAACCCTGATTCTGACATGATGAGTCTGACTGTTCGAGGTGATTTGAGAATAATTGTCGAAGGAGACACACAGTATGAATGCGAAGGGGACTTCAATCAAAGAGTTGATGGTGATTACAACCTTACCGTTGGTGGTAATTACATCATTGATGCTAAATCCAGTTACGCATTAGATGCAGATGCAGATGTTAGAATCAAATCTGCAAAATATAGTAACGAAGGCACGTATTATAGTTCTCATTTTAAGGATATAATACAAAAAACGGATAAATTCCATACCATAACACAAGGTTCGAGCACAGGTGTAGTGTCAATCGAAAGTGAGGGCAACATAAGAACCAAAGCTAAACGTTGTCGTTATGATCACACTGTAGGTAACAAGTTTACCGATGTAGATGGAAAATTTTCCGAGGATGTTAAAGGCAATAACTTCGAGTGCACCAAAGGTGGTGAATATGAAGACATGCAATCAACATCTAATCTTGGTAGTGACTACAACCTCAAAGTAGGAGACGACGTTAAAGTCGATACTGGAGGTCTCATTGATATAAATGCAGGTGGCGACATAGATATGGACGCTACAAACATTTATTTGAATTGAATGTAGAATTCAAGAAAACAAATGACTTTTCACATGTCAATAACAAAGCAAGAAGCAAATTTTTTAAAAAACATTCTTGCTGCACATTTAGACGATTACGTCGAAGAATTAGTTCGAGAAGATAAGGATAATGCTATGCAACATATGATGGAGAACCGTGATATAGGTAAGTCTCTCATAGAAAAGGCAGCTGCGGTTAAAAGACGTGCCACTAGAAGAAGTGACACCCCATACTTTACAAACGCATAAAACTGTGCTATCATTATGGCATGTTCTATCTTTTTTATTAATGTTTTACGACGAACAAGAAGCACTACAGAAAGTCATAGTTGACATTCCATCAAGATCATTTACAATAGTAAGTGATAAAGGCGATACCAAGAAAATCTCATGTAACACTGAACAGTTTATGAGAGTGCTTGAGGTCGTTCGTGAAATGGTTCCAATTACCGATGTGAGTTACGTTTAATGGCATACAATCAAACTTATACAGAAATTAAAACTCTTCTCAAGCAATCTAAACGTGTGTCAAAACAGACCATGCTTAAGATTGCCAAACTTGCTATCAAAGAAACCATAATGGAAAGATTGATAGACAAGGAAACAGGAAAAGAGATAGAAGTGACATGGGATTCTAAGTTGAGTGATGATCTAGGTTTAGATTCACTTGACATGGTTGAACTTGTAATGTTTTTAGAAGAGTGTTTTGCAGTAGAACTTACCGATGATATGGCAATGGAAATTGTCACGGTTGGCGATGCAATACAAGCAATCAAAAAAGCAAAATCAAACAAGGGCAAACCAAAACGAATTGATCCTAGTAAGTACAATAAACCAATAGTTCCTAATCCTGATAGTCCTTTCATGTCTAAACCTGCAGGACAATACATTGGCAGTGATTTGTCTAGTGATGAAACAAAGAAGGCAATGGAAAAATTACATGATGACATCAGAGAGTCCAAAGATAACACCGAACTTCCTTAAGTATTATACATTTACGGAACTGAAAAACATCGTTACCGATAAAAATTTTCGGTGGTATTTTCGGCAGTCTAAGGGCGAACCAGAACAATATAATAATCTATTGTATTATGACCATGAGTTCTCTGAGGATGTAACACCTAAACTGAAACGTATTCTTGCAACGATATGTTCTCAGTTAGGTGCTATCTCTGTGCTTAGAATTAATATTAATTCCACTCCTAGAAATGCACCAGAGCAAACTTGGCATACTGATTGGGTTATATCCACACCAAATAAAACTTGTGTATTTTACTTGAATACTAATGATGGTTATACTGAGTTCAAGGACATGCGGGTTGATAGTGTAGAAAATACTGCTGTTACATTTGATACCAATATAGAACATCGAGGAGTTCCTCCTACAAATGTAAGTCGTCGGTTGGTATTAAATATCAATTACTTTGAGAAATGAAGAAGGCATATTGGACATATAAGATAGGAGAAGATGGGACACAATTTCCTCCTGAGTTTCATCAAGCACCAAAATTATACCAGAGTGATTATGACATGCGATATGATCACTCAAAATGTCCTGCATGGAAAAAATGGACTGATAACACATGGGTAGTCACACAACCATTCGATTTAGGATTTAAAGTAAAGGACAATAGAATTACATCTAGTCTAACGCAAGAAGCATACGATGATTACTTTCATCTAGGTGATAATTGGTTGAACGGAGAATATCCAGAGATACAAATGAAATATGTAATGTCCATATGGACAGAGGATAAAGATGTATGGATTGAACAAATTCCTCATCCTTTACTCTCTCGATATGGATTAGAGTTAATACCTGCTACTTTTCCAATATCTGTATGGTTTAGACCTATGGTTATTGGTGTTAAGATACTAGATAGTGATATATTCATACCTAAAAGCACACCATTATATTACTTTAGACTATACTCCAAGCGATCTGATTCTAACTTTAAACTAGAGCAGAGAGATGTTCCTAAGAAATTACTCGAACAGGAGAAGCAAAACAATATACTGAGAAAATTTACTAGGTTCAATACATGGGACATAATCAAAGGAAGAGTTAGTAAGGAGGGTAAATGTCCATTTCGCCAGAGTTAGAAAAATTTTGTAATTGGTTTGAGGGTGAGTTCTGTAACTGGACACAGGCAGCTTCAAATCCTACAAAATGGGCACATATAATAGTAAAACATGAAAAGATAGGTGAATGTAAGTTTCATACATCATCAAGATATAGTTATTCTGACACACCATACAGAGAACAGGAAGTAGAGATAACAGAACCTGCTGTTCTTGGTGCAAATGTTCCTATTATAATAGTAAACAATCCTGCATGTAATATGATATTTTCATATGATAAAGATGATGATTACTTTATGGGCACATCCGAACAAAATTGCACATATAAAGGTAAACCTTTGTCTAGTAAGGCACGATTATATGCCACACAGTATCATAGTTGGGACAAAGGATACTGGCAAGGTAGCGAAGGGTACTTCTTGTTCCAAAAAAAGTTATAAATATAGGAGATAGTATTATTGTGAGCATGTAGTGGCAACTCGTAAGATATCTGACTTAACCGAATTAGTTGCAGGACAAGTATCATCCTCTGATACTTTATTGTTACTCGATAACTCAGACCCAACTGATCAAAATAAAAGATCCGCAGTCGGAAGCATATTTCGTGCAATTCCTGGCGGTTCATTTACTACGCCTGGCATAGGATTTGAAGGTAGAACATCAACTGGTCTATTCTCAGAGACTCAAGGACAGGTTAGTTTGGCAATGGGAAATGCAAGACTTAACTTGCAAAAGGTAGGTAGCACTCTTAAATTAGATGCTAAAGATTCTGCTGATGCCAACTTAGATCTCACTATTACTGCACAAGGAACTGGTAAGATAAGACTAGGTTCTATTCTTGCATTATCAGATGAGGTATTTTTAGTACCAAACTCTGTTGATGAAACAAAGGTTGCTAAATTCAACACAGCATCAATACCTACAGGTGTAACTCATACCTATGTGTTACCATCTAACGGTTCCTCTGATGCTACTGATACATTAGTAACACTGAGTGCCACTCAGACATTAACTAATAAAACACTTGATGGTGCTACATTTATAGGAACTTTAACAGTTGCTGATGTAGATGCAGGCGGTAACGTTACATTGGGATCTGATTCTTCAGATACCGTAACACTTAACGGTGCTTCCTCATTTAGTGCTTCTGCTACATTTAACAATACTTTGGTTATCAATCAAGGTGCAACCATTACTGGTGATGTTACCTTAAATGGCAATCTTGATGTTAGAGACAGTGATCGTGTTAAATTTGGAGATGATGATGATTTCTTAGTTTATTATTTTAATGCTTCAGATACAGCTTACTTATCAACAGTAGGAACCACTGGTCTAACTATATCTTCTGCCGAGATAGAATTGATGAATGCAGGACATACATCATACTATTTCAAAGGTACTGAAACAGAATCAATACTATATCATAACAATGCTGCACGCATAACAACAAGTGCAACAGGTATTACAATTTCAGGCACTATAGATGATGTTGGTAATGTATCAACTACTGGAAACATAGTTGCTACAGGTGGTGCTGCTAATGCACACCAACTAGGTGACACAAGTTCTTCTAAATTAGGTGTAGGTAGAGTTGCTTCTACATATAATCTTGAAGTAGAAGGATCAATATTTGCTACTGGATCTTCACTTATCTTGGGGGATCCTACTAGTTCAAAGGCAATCATCCAAAAGAGAACAGTTGGACTTGGATTGCATTTCACTGATGATACTGGAGTTGATCAAGCTGTCTTAGATGGTAATGGTAACTTTGGTATTGGTAAATCACCCTCTAGTAAAATAGATGTTGCAGGTGATGCTAATTTTGATGGTGATCTAGTCGTTGTTACTACGGATCCACAAAACAAAATTGGTGGTAAGATCTTTGCGAGAGAGATTCAATTAATAGATCCTCAAACAGGTGCATCTTCTACATTAAATACAACTACTTCTGGAGGAGTCTCTAGAGCAAAAGTATACTTCCATTCATTTAACTAAAAAATCATGGCTGTTAAGCAAAACGGAGTTCTGGCATGTTTCACCCCTACAGTGACTCCATACGTAAATCTCACAACTGCGTCAGGAACTACCGTTACACCTAACGGTTATAATTTCTATACTTGTCCTAGTGCTACTATGGCAAGCGGTAAACTATTCATTAATAATGCTACAGGCGGTGCTGCCACTGTAGATGTTGCTATTGTCAGTCAGACAGAGGCAATACAACTAACTGCAGCTGCATCACAAACTCCTGCAGGAACTGCATTCTCTGACTATGCGTTTACAACAAATTCATTTACTACATCCATTCAAGCAGACATTGCAAACTTAGGTGGCACATCTACATTTGCACCTGGCGAGACATTATCTTGGACAAACTCTGGTCTGCCCTCTGCATATCAAAGTGTCACTGCTATCATTGTTTATTGGGACGCTGCCAACACTAGATTATGGCTTAGAAATATGAGTCATCCTCTTGGGTTTGAGTTATCTGGTGATACTAACTTTACATCTAGTGGTGGTGGTACATGTTCTGCTGGTCCTTCATATGCAGGAACTGGTGGTACTGCAGGTTGGTCTGGTTATGTAAAACACTATGACTCCAGACGCGGTGTTCTTTACTTCAACAACTATGAGTTTAAGAATAACTTAGATTATTCTGTATTGGGTCAAGCTGGTGAAGTTAGAGAAGTTACCAGTAACATACCTAATAGAAGTTTTGGTAATGAGCATAGACCAGTTGCTACAACTGTAACACGCTATGCTGCAGCTGGTAATACAACTCCAACCACTGAGTTTATTGACGCTACTGGTAAGGAACTTTTAATTGCATCTGTATCTGAAGTTGTCGCAGAGCAATACATATTAAAAGGTCAGAGTATTTCTGACAACTCAACTTATGAATTGAAAGGTCTTGTTCTTGGTGAACAGCAATCCCTCTATATTACTTCTTCCGCAGCTGTTTCTGCAACCTTTATAGGGTTTGAGGAGACTGCTGAGGTTGCATCATAACCTACAGATTATAGAAAATGGCACTAACAAGACTTAAGAACGTCTTTACATCAAAAACTGGACGTTGCCTATATGTCAACCCTGATGATTTTGATGCATCAGACGCATTTGACAATAGAGGTAATTCTCCTAACCGTCCTTTCAAGACTATACAAAGGGCGTTGATAGAGTCTGCCAGATTTTCTTACAGATCAGGTCAGTTCAATGACTCCTTTGAGTCATTTACTATTGTACTATATCCTGGCGATTATGTTCTTGACAATAGACCAGGTTCTAATGCGTCTGGAAAAGTATTCTTACCTGATGATATCACAGAATTAAATACCTCAACAAATTTTGATCTTCAAGATGCTAGTGGTAATCCAAATCCAAACAATGTTCTTTACAGATTTAACTCAGCAGAGGGTGGTATCATAGTTCCAAGAGGAACATCCATCGTAGGTATGGACTTACGTAAAACAAAACTACGTCCTCTTTATGTTCCTGATCCAACTGCAGGTGCTATTGCAAGATCTGCTATTTTCAGAATAACTGGTGGTTGTTACTTCTGGCAGTTCTCATTCTTTGACGGTCCTAATACTGGTGTTTATAAAGATCCCACACAACCATTAGCATCTTCACCTCCAACATTCTCACACCATAAACTCACATGTTTTGAGTACGCTGATGGTGTCAATAACTTATCAACCTTTACAGGAACTGACAATAACGCATTAACAAGCACAAAGGATTTAGATCTTTACTATGAAAAAATTGCTAAGGCATTTGCAGATATTCCTGACTCTACTGGGACACAGACTGCTGATGAATTACAGGCAAGAGTCGAAGAGAGTAGAATTGTAGGTCCTCAAACAGCAGGTCCTGCTGACATTACAACTATAGAAACTGACTTTGTTAGTGCTAACGTATTCACAACAACTGCTGAGGTTACTACAACTATAGCACATAATTTGTCTGTTGGTACTCCCGTTCTCATTTCTGGAGTCACAGGAACTGCTGCAGATAGATTCAATGGATCATACTTTGTTAGTGAAATTGTAAGTCCAACAAAATTTAGATATATCATCAAAGATCCTGGCACAGGTGCACCTGCAGGTAACCCAACTGCTGTTGGATCTCAAGTACAGGTAGAAGTTGATAGTGTAGATAGTGCATCACCATATATCTTCAACATATCACTACGTTCTACTTGGGGACAGTGTGGTATGCATGCTGATGGTAGTAAGGCAACTGGATTTAAGTCTATGGTTGTTGCTCAGTTTACTGGTGTATCACTTCAGAAAGATGATAATGCATTTATCAAATGGAATGGATCAGCATATGGAGCAGGATCACACACAGATGGAGATAGTATATACAATCAATCATATAGAAACTTCCATGTTAAATGTTCTAACGACTCAATTATCCAAGCTGTTTCTGTATTTGCTGTTGGTTTCGCTGATCACTTCGTCGCTCTTAGTGGTGGTGACCAGTCCATTACGAACTCTAACAGTAACTTCGGTTCATGTGCATTAAGAGCAAAAGGATTTAAGAATAAACCATTTACACAGGATAAGGCAGGTCAGATCACGCATATCATCCCTCCACAAAAATTAGGTAGGACATATGCTATAGTCGGTGGATATACATTTGCTGCCACACAAAATAATTTGACTGTGACTCCTACGCCAGCTAACGATCAGCATGGTATTGTAGCAGGTGATTATATTAAATTCATACAAGATGATGCACAAGAATCATATAAAGTAACTACCGTAAACTCTAGTAACGGTGTATTGACTCTGAACAGAGGATATCGTGGTACAACTGGAACTGGTATCACTGTATATAAAGGCACTATTAATGAAATACCAGTTGGATATGTTGCATTTGACGTAGGTAATATTAAAAAGAATGCGACCCGAAACAACGGAACTCATGCACAAAGCACAACTTATCCTGCAGGAGGATCTATTGTTGCAGGTGGTAAGGCATACTATACAGAAAATGGTGGTACAACTGATCCCTCATTATCAGCTCCTACTCATACATCTGGAAGTGCAACTGATGGTAGTGTTATATGGGAATATATTGGTGAAGCTGATACAAGATTATACTTGTATGGGTATGGATCTCAGGCAACAAAACCTCCATTCAAACTACAAGGTTTCAATATAGGTGCTAGAAAGCAGGATAAAATTTATGTCTCATTGATAGACTCAAGTAACGCTTCTACGCCAACCATATTTTCAGCATTAATATCTCCTGATGGTAGTGCATCACCAGCTGATAGTGCGTATACTGCTGTTACTGCACAACAATTTGTACCTGGCGATCCTAATCATCCATTACAATGGGATGATGTTCTCAACAGTTGGTATTTGAGAGTCACTAGTGCTACATCTGGATCATCAACAGTTCAACAATCTACTGGATATGAAGGAATACATTATCATCTAGGCGATGATGCTTTCTATAACAATGCACTATTTACTGGTGCAGGTTTTATGCGTCGTATACCAGATAATAGATCCTCTCGTGATAGAACATATCGTATACGTTATGTTGTGGATAGTTCTGTATCTTTATCAAGAGATCCTATTAACGGTTATATTGTACAACCAAGAAACGTACCTACGGGTCAGTCATATGGAAGTGTTTACTACATTTATGACATTGAGATTGAGAAACCACTTGAAAAATCAATTCAAAATGGTATCTACTATTGCACCTTATTGAAAGGTAGTATTTCACCTACTAACGCTAGTGTCAATAACTTCTCATTCTCTCAAAATATCAATGATTTATATCCTACCTTAGATAAGGATAATCCTATTGAAGATCCTGATCCAACAATATCTATTGCAAGTAACACTACCGTTGGTTTGGTTACAAGTACAGATGGTTCTATTGAGGATAAATCTAGATCAATCACAAAAGAAGCTATCGCAGCATATATTGAGGAGACAAGAAATAATTATGTTAACGCAGGTAATCCAAACAGTCCTCAGTTAGCAAATTACATCACTCTTGAAGCGAGAGATGGTAATGCAGAAGAATTAGATCTCTTGTTAAGGATGGTTCCAGTTGCACCAACACCAACTGATACAGAACTAAGACGACCAAGTATCCTAAGATCAGGTAACCATACATTTGAATATGTTGGTTTCGGACCTGGTAACTATTCTACTGGTCTACCATCTGTACAGAACAGAGTTCTTACTGAAGCAGAAACACTCATATCACAGTCACAGAAAGAAGATGGTGGTATTGCATTCTACTCTGGACTTAACAGTAATGGTGACTTATTCATTGGTAATACTAAGATCAGTTCTGTTACTGGTGAGGAAGCAAACCTCGATACTCCTACATTATCAATCGTTGGTGAGACTGCAAACTTACGTCCTACATTTGACGAGATTATTGTTAGAGATAAGATCACCATTGAATCTAACACACTTGAAACTGAGATCAGAGGTAAATTAAGAGTTCTTAATGAAACAGCTGTTGAAAGCAAACTAACAGTTAATGATATTACCATTGGTGGTTCAAGTGAATCATCTAAAAATATTGACGTATTTGGATCAGCTCCTACCTCACAAACTGCGGGTGATAACGGTGATTGGAAACTATTAGAACTTCCTACTAGAGGAGATCACTTAGGTTTCTATTATACTGGTGGTGAATGGGTCAAGTGGGGACTATCAGATACAGGTAATCTTCATATAAGTGGTGGTAGTGGATTTAATGATGCCACTGGTGATTTACAATTCCTAAATGGATTGGGTGTTGACATTCAATCTACTGGTACATTAAATGTAAACTCAGGTGCTACTACACTTGGTGGTACACTGTCAGTTACAAATAATATTACCGCATCATCTGACATAGCGATTAATGGTGGTGACCTTACTACAAACCAATCCACATTTAATTTAATCAATTCCACAGCAACCACAGTAAATATAGCAGGAGCAGGTACAGATGTTAAGATTGGTGCTACAAGTGGTACAACAACTATACGAAACAACCTAAGTCTAGACGGTGGTTTGACAATCGGTAGTCAACTTACAGTTGGTGCTTCCGAAGTAATTTCTGATAGTTCTGGAACTGCAACGTTAAAAAATATTGATGCTTTAGATGCTACTACTGAGTCTACTATAGAATCTGCTATAGACACACTCAGTAACTTGACTTCAGCAGGATCCTTAAGCACAGTTGGTACAATCACTACTGGTACATGGAACGCAAGCACTATCAGTAGAAACAAGGGTGGAACTGGTATAGATACATCAACACTATCTGATGGTCAATTACTCATTGGTTCTTCTAGTGGATTTGCTAAGGCAACATTGAGCAGTTCAACAGGTATTAGTATTACAAATGGTGCTAACTCTATCACTATAAACAATACTGGTGTTACATCATTTGCTAATCCTTCAGGATTCTATGATGGATCTGTTAACTCAACAACTGGTGGAGTCACATTCACTATTGGTGAGAACTCAAACGCATATGGTAGAAGATATGTAAGTAATAGTGCACCTTCGGGTGGTTCAAACGGAGACATTTGGTTTAGGTATTAATTATGGCACTTCCTTATAATAATAGTATTGCCGATATATTAAAAGGCACGGTAAATGTAAAATCTGGTGGATCATGGCGATATGCTGATCGAGTTTGGGTCAAGAAAAATAACCAATGGGGTACTGTAGAAGAAATACATGTAAAACAAGGTGGTTCATGGAAACAGGTCGGAGAATATAATAAGTATCATTTTAAGTTTGATCTGTGGCAGAATAATGATGGGACTAGTAGCAAAACATATAACTATCATATGTTAAATTGGAATTCTGGTTCCAATGATGATTACACTGGTCAACAAACTACAAAATCAAGCACTGGTTACGTGTTTGAATTAACAAATGCTCTAGTATACAGTAGTCCTTGGAACTCTACAACTCCTGTGCTTGGTGTTGTTTATGTCAATTCATGGCAAAGGCAAGTCAGAATAGATAACTTACCTGCAGGTTCTAGAGTCGTTGTATATGTCAACGGTAGTAGACGTATCATAGGTAAAGGTGGTAATGGTGGCAATGGAAGTCAAACACATTCAGCTGGTGGTAATGGTGGTAATGGACAAACAGCTTTATATGTAAGAGGTGACGGATCAGCAAATAATACTGCACTCATCAACAATGGTCAAATTGGTGGTGGTGGAGGAGGTGGAGGCGGTGGCCGTGGAGGTCAATGCGTCTACAACCAACAAGGACAACAATCATGTATGAAAGGTAGTCAATGTCCAGTAACTTACCAAAACTTCTCCCAAGAACAAGGTGGTGGAGGAGGTGGTGGAGCTGGATATCCTGGCGGAAGTGCAGGATCTGGCGATCCAAATGGTCAAGCAGGTCAAGCATCTAGTGGTGGCTCTGGTGGATTCACTAATACTTGTGGATCACAAAGAGGACGAAATGGTGGTAATTTTGGACAAAACGGACAAACCCTAGGTGGCACAGCAGGATCAGCAGGAACTGCAGGAAACGCTATTGACGGTATCTCCTATATAAACAAGATAGTGTCAGGAACTATTAACGGAAACGAGGTAAACTAATGTCTGAATCTATTGATAATATTGATCCGCAGTTTAGACTGGATGCTGAAGTAGCACCAACCTATAAGTGTACAAATTACAATGCTGAAGAAAGAACATTTGATGTGTATTATAATGACGGTACATTGAAAAATGATGAGTGGTACGGTCCTCTTAGCATGGACTTAGATAGTATGCAACCAGAAGAGAAGCAACCATTGAGATTTCAAGTTGCTGACATGGTATATGGTGCAGTAGAAAATAGCAGATTAAAAGAAGTTGATATGTCTGGTAGTCTGTTGGCACTTAATCAAATATTGGATAAAGAACAATCAGTTCCAATGATTGATCTGATGAAACACCATGAAGCAATGGCAAAGGCAAATCCAAATAATCTTGATCCTATCGCAGGTGCAATAAACGCAACTCAAGTTATTAACGTTTATAATGAAGATGATTTCGATCTACAATTCGAGGCACTTACACAGGCACTAGCAGAAGAAGATGCAGAGGAGTAGTAGATGTATCAATTTGCAGAGACACAAGACTCAAGGATAGCACACTATTCTTTTGGTAGAAGCATAACACAATTTGGTATGACTGTATTCAGTACAACTGATGCACGTCAAGGTAAAAAAATATTTGGAAATGATCCTGACCCTGTTAAGGAAATACCTCTGATTACACAGAGTGATGTGGTACAGGAGCATATTGATAATAATCCTAATGGTATAGTTGCTACTCATGAAGATGAGGTAAGGGAATGTGGTAAGTATTTACAGGTACATCATAGAACAGTAATGTTTGGAAGTACATGGAAGAGTGACAGTTTAAGACCTGCACATAGGTCATTGCTATATCATAATGGTGCATATACTCATTTTAGATTTTTTGGTCTTGCAAGGATGATATCGCAAGAGGAGCATGGCATAGCATCATGTCAAGGTTATGAAGATTTACATGCTACTAACAGGAAAGCACATTTCTTTACAGAAAGTGGAGCCTTTACACCTCATGGAAAAGGTAGTATAATAGTTCCAATGCACGATTGTTGGTTTCATAAACAGAAATTAAAACAGCATTTTCCATATCCAGTATCAGTAGACCGCACAGTTCAGATATCAGTAGATAAACCTACATTGATAATTGAATTTACAAGGGAAGAACCTGATGTTGCAGAATTTGCAAGGACATGGTTACAACAAGTAGAAGACGGACTTATCGAAATTATTGATAGATGACAAATGGATACACTGTAAGTGATTCTTTCGAGAATATTACAGTTCTATATCATAGAGGATGTCCTCAAGGGTTTAAATTCTTTGGCGATGATCCAGAAGAACATAAAACATATATTAAAGAACATCATATTGAGATGCTAAGACAGTTAATGCCTAACTGGTCTGACTTTCCCTCTGAGTTCTTAAGATATTTTTACTTACATAGTAGATGTTTGTTGTTTACTGATGGTGTATGGATGAGTGAGACAGCAAAGTATCCGCATTACTTACGTTATAAACCTGGCACTAACGTAAGTTTTCGTGTATCTGGAGTAACTAGGTTTACGTCATTGACAAAAGATAGCGGTGCTCTTTGTGTTGGTATCGACCCAGATGCCGAACATATACCAAATTTGCGTAGATATGTGCAAAAGGTAGATAAAACTACGCATTTCATGCCTATGAGTGACAATTCTATATTTGTTGCTACGGAAAACGCTACGTTTGGTAACGTAGAGTTACCCATGGGTGCACCTAGACGGTTGAAAAATGATTTTGATGTGCTAGAATTTGAGAAGTCAGGTTACCTAATTGAATTTACTAACGAACCAATGAACCTAGAAGATGAATTAGTCAACTATGCTCACCAGTGGGGTGAGGGTAAAATTGAGGTGTTTGAACGATGATGGAGCTTCGTGATGGGGTAACTCCCTGTTGGCAAGAAAACGTGGGTCATCCATGGCACTGCTACAAACTTTTAGAGCGTGACAAGTTTGAGAAGTTGGTTGAAATGATGATGGATGCGTATCCAGAGCATGAATTGACGGAGTGGTTGAAGCGTGGGTTCTGTATGAACGAGGGTGATTCTACCATTGCGTTCAAATCTTTATCAGGTACACGCACTTTAAATCATCATCTTGCATTATGGGATGAGGAGGACGCAGAATGTTACGACAACATGTGGAATAATGCTGATGATAGCATAGACTGGGATGATGATTGGGATGAGTAGACACTTAAAAAAGTGTCCACATATACTGCATACGCACAATATATGCATTATAATAAGTACATACACAACAGAGGACACATGACCGTACTAGCAAAGACACCTAAGCAGGAAATGCAAGCAAAGGTAGAACTATGGGCATTAAATATATGCGACTGCCTCGAAGAGAATTACAAACAGTACACAATCGCATCACACGAGAGACATCTATCTGCTGACCAAGGCGAATGGTCAACTAAGTATCACGCAGAAAGACTAGCAGAAATCGCTAGAGGTGAAGCAACACTCAACAGATACAGAGCATACACAGGTCGTAAGTACATCAAGATCGTTATGCAAGAGTTTGATGACATGGGTCCTAACCCAACTAAAGAATACAAGGACAGCAGTGTTCATGCATTTATAGATAAGAATACAGGCGAGGTTTACATGCCCGCAGGATACAACAAACCTACTACAACAGGTAAGCATCCAGTAAGGTTTGACTACAGGATCATCAAAGACAGAGAGTACCTACTCAATCCTGTAAACACATCATGGGCAGGTGGTTACCTCTATGACCGTTCACACTTACCTAGCAAGTACATCTAAGACCCCACAAGGGGTCTCTG